TATACATCAGGACCGCGTCAACGTCTTCAACCTGGTGGACGTATTGTTTTAGTTATGACTAGATGGTCAACAAAAGATTTAACAGCACAACTGATCAAGGCCCAAGCAGCAGAAGAAAAAGCAGATCAATGGGAGATCATAGAGTTTCCAGCGATCATGCCAAGTGGAAAACCATGCTGGCCAGAATATTGGAAGTTAGAAGATTTACTTGCAGTTAAAGCATCGGCTGGTATTTCAAAATGGAATGCTCAATATATGCAAGATCCAACTGCAGAAGAAGGAGCTATCATTAAACGTGAGTGGTGGAGAGATTGGGAAGAAGAATATATTCCACCTCTTGAACATGTCATTCAATCTTATGATACAGCATTCATGAAAAAAGAAACTGCGGATTATTCTGCAATCACAACATGGGGCGTTTTTCATTTAAATGAAGACTCTGGCCCACAATTAATTTTACTAGATGCTAGAAAAGAACGTTTGGAGTTTCCTGAACTAAGGCGCCTGGCCCACGAACAATATATGTATTGGCAACCTGAAACAGTTCTTGTTGAAGCAAAAGCATCTGGACTTCCACTTACCTATGAACTTCGTAGTATGGGTATTCCTGTTGTTAACTTTACACCTAGCAAAGGAAATGATAAACATGCTCGTGTTAATGCAGTTGCACCTTTATTTGAATCTGGAATGATATGGGCACCTAAATCTAAACAATTTGCACAAGAAGTTATTGAGGAATGTGCCTCCTTTCCATATGGAGATCATGACGATTTAGTAGATTCTATGACACAGGCAGTTATGAGATTTAGACAAGGTGGCTTGATTTCTCATCCAGAAGACTATAAAGATGAGGATCTTCCAAAAACAGAGAGAAGTTATTACTAATGAAAAAATTAACAAAGACGGTGCCACCTTTAAGAGGACCTAATCCACAAGGGTTGAATGTTACAAATAAAAAGGTTACACTAATAAATTCAGAAAAATTAAATGGCAACTATAGACAAAGCACTTCCAAACGAAGTTAGAAAAACTATTGAGATTGAGGGACCCGAAGCTTCAATAGAACAAACTATCGAAACTCAAGAACAGATTCCTTCTCAAGAAAATACAGAAATTATACCTATGGAAGATGGTGGTGTTGAAATTAATTTTGACCCAGGTGCCTTTAACCAAGAAGAAAGTGAAAACCACTTTGACAACTTAGCAGAATTATTACCAGAAGAAGTTTTAATGCCATTAGGTTCAGAACTTTTTCAAAACTATGAAGATTATAGATCATCACGTCAAGATTGGGAAACATCTTACACAGATGGTTTAGAGTTATTAGGATTTAAATACGAAAAAAGAACAGAACCCTTTAAAGGAGCGAGTGGTGCAACTCATCCAGTGCTTGCAGAAGCCGTTACACAATTTCAAGCTTTAGCTTATAAAGAATTATTACCAGCTGAAGGACCCGTTAGAACTCAAGTGGTTGGATTAAATGATAGACAAAAAGAAGATCAAGCAAACAGAGTTAAAGATTTTATGAATTATCAAATAATGGATATCATGAAAGAGTATGAACCTGAATTTGATCAGATGTTATTTTATCTACCTCTATCAGGATCTACATTTAAAAAAGTTTACTATGATTCTTTACTTGGAAGAGCAGTTTCAAAATTTGTACCAGCTGATGATTTAATCGTTCCTTATTCTGCAACATCATTAGATGATGCGGATGCTATAATGCATGTAATTAAAATAACTGAAAATGATTTAAGAAAACAACAAGTTAGCGGTTTTTATAGAGATATAGAATTATCTCCTGCTATGGATAATGTAGATAATCAATTAAAAGCCAAGGAGAGAGAACTAGAAGGAATTAGAAAAGAAAAAAATAATGATATCTTTACTTTAATAGAATGTCATGTAAATTTAGATATCGAGGGCTTTGAAGATCGCAATCCCAACGGGGAAATAACAGGAATTAAACTTCCTTACATAGTGACGATAGAAGAAGGCTCTCGTGAAATTTTATCGATTCGTAGAAATTATAATGTTGGAAATCCTAAAAAGGAAAAAATTCAATATTTCGTTCACTTTAAATTTTTACCAGGATTTGGTTTCTATGGCTTTGGATTAATCCATATGATTGGTGGATTATCTAGAACTGCAACATCAGCTTTAAGACAGTTACTAGATGCTGGAACATTATCTAATTTACCATCAGGATTTAAACAAAGAGGTATTCGTGTCAGAGATGATGCACAACCTATTCAACCAGGAGAATTTAGAGATGTAGATGCACCTGGAGGAAATTTAAGAGATGCATTTATGCCTTTACCATTCAAAGAACCTTCACAAACTTTATTACAATTAATGGGAGTTGTGGTTCAAGCAGGTCAACGTTTTGCTTCAATCGCTGACATACAAATAGGAGACGGAAATCAACAAGCGGCAGTGGGTACTACAGTGGCCTTACTGGAAAGAGGCAGCAGAACAATGTCTGCAATTCATAAGAGATTATATGCTTCAATGAAACAAGAATTTAAATTATTATCTAAAGTGTTTGCACTCTACTTACCTCCAGAATATCCTTATGATGTTGTAGGTGGACAAAGAACAATTAAACAAACTGACTTTGATGACAGAGTAGATATAGTTCCAGTTGCTGATCCAAATATATTTTCACAAACTCAAAGAATTAGTTTAGCACAAACTCAATTACAACTTGCTCAATCTAATCCACAAATTCATAATTTATATGAAGCTTACAGAAAAATGTACGAAGCTTTAGGAGTTAGAGATATAGATAAAATTTTAAATGTACCTCAACCGCCAGCACCAAAAGATCCTGCATTAGAACATATTGATTCTTTATCAGGACAACCTTTCCAAGCATTTAGAGGACAAGATCATAGAGCTCATATCACTTCACATTTAAATTTCATGTCTACAAACATGGCAAGAAATAATCCAGTTATCATGGGTTCATTAGAGAAAAACATTTTTGAACATATTTCTTTGATGGCTTTAGAACAAGTTGAAATAGAATTCACAACTCAATTACAACAACTACAACAATTATCTCAAGATCCAATGGCTGCACAGAACCCTCAAATGCAAATGCAAGTTCAACAACTACAAATGCAAATTGAATCCAGAAAAGCAATATTGATTGCTGAAATGATGGATGAGTTTATGAAGGAAGAACAAAGAATTACATCACAATTTGATAATGATCCTATTGCTAAATTAAAATCACGTGAATTAGATCTTCAGGCTCAAGAAAATGCTAGAAAAACTAAAGAAGGACAAGAGAAAATTAACCTTGATAAGATGAGAGCCATGATGAATCAGACAAATACACAAGAAAAACTACAACAAAATGAAGATTTGGCTGAATTAAGGGCTGCAACTTCAATTGCAAAACAGCAGTTTTCTGATATGAACAAGAAAATACAATAATTATTGTTAAAAACTAAAAAAGGAGTATATTATAACTATGGAAATTAATTCAAAACAAAAAAAAATAGCAACAGATGGTTCAGTGACTGAAAGTTCATCAAGATCTGCATATGGAACTCAAGTTGATCATTCACAATTTTTAAATAGTGACGGTTATGCACAAGCAGTTGATATTCAAGCTTCTAATCCACAAGAAACACAAGTAGAACCAGTAGGTGGACAAAAAAGAATGCTTCCAGAGAAAAAAAGATCAGCTAAGTGGTATTAAACCATGCTTCCAATATTAGGTGCTATTGCTCCATTAGCTAAAATTCTATTTAGCACAATTGAAAAAGCAGTACCTGATAAAGATCTTCAAGAAAAATTAAAAGCACAGCTTAATCAACAATTATTACAATCTAGTACAGAAGAATTAAAAGCGGCAGCAGCTATTGTTGAGGCAGAAGCCAAAGCAGGCTGGTTTACAGCAAGTTGGAGACCACTTTTAATGTATGTATTAATTTTTATACTAGTCTGGAATTATATTCTTGGACCTGTTATAAAATTAATTATAGGAACGGTTATTACATTTGAACTACCAGGCGACGTTTGGACTTTATTGCAAATTGGCCTTGGGGGATATGTAGTAGGACGATCCGGTGAATCTATCGCACGAACGATGGCAAACAAAACAATAACAAAGGAATAAAAATGAGAAATGATTTTAAAATAAGACCAAGATCAGAATTTAAAATGGGTGGTAAAGTTAAAAAAGATGGTAAAGCATTTCCAGATTTAACTGGTGATGGTAAAGTAACTTTTAAAGATGTTTTAAAAGGTAGAGGTGTTATTAAGAAAAAAGGTGGCATGATTAAAGAAGGTATGCATAAAATGCCAAACAAAAAAATGATGAAAAACTCTGACATGAAAAAAGGTAAAAAATAATTTATGCCTAAAGAAAAAAATCCTTTTGCAAAACTGTCTAAAATAGATTTGACAGGAGAAGAAAAAACAGAAAAGTTTAAAGAGTTAGCTAAAGCTCTTAAAAGTAAAACTTCAGATGAACCTAGAAGTAATGTAGGTGAGTATGATGAATCTAAATATAGTGATAAAAGAAAAAAATTTATTGCAATGGCTAGAAGAAAAGGATTAACAAGTGCAGCAGATATGGAAAAGGCAGCTGATATTAAAAAAGCTGCAAGAAGAGCTGCATATGCTGTAGGTAAAACAGGTGCAAAAATAATTACAGGAGGAGGAGTTCTTACAGAGTTATTTGATCCAACTGAATTAGGCGCTGCAGAACGTATGTCTGATGAATTAAAATCAGGACTAAATCAAATGGAAGAATATGGAGAAAAAGAAGAATATAAAAAAGGTGGAAGAGTTAAAAAAGCA